TGGAATCGGAATTCCTGGCATCGGATCCTGTTTCGCGTTCAAATGTACGGGAAGCGCGAGCTACATGGGCCTTGGAAGGGGTCATCATGAGCAGTGGGGACAAGATCGCAGACGAACCGACGATCGCAACCACGGTTCTGACGACGGAACTGTTCACACCGTAAGGGGAACGAAATGGCTGAGATTCTCGCTCCTGGCGTCTTCACTCAAGAAGAGAGCCCGAAGGTTCGCACGATCAACGGAGAGCCCACCGCTACGGCTGGGTTTACTGTTGTCACCGAAAAAGGCCCTCTCGGTGTAGATGAGCCGACCACGACCTTCGACGAATGGGTCCGCATCTATGGACGCGCCATCGCGGCGTCGAAGTCGTTCGCTCACGTCGAGCAGTTCTACAACAACGGCGGAACCAAGCTCTACACGAACCGGATCGTCCACTACACGGATGTCACCAACCCCGCAACGAAGATCAGCGCAAAGGGCACGGTCGACATCGACACCACCACGGGCAACACCCAGGGCACGGTGCTGGGCACGGCCACAGAGAACTTCGACCTGGAGCCCAACGACACGCTCGACGTTGCGGTCGACGGTGGCGGCGCGACCACCGCAACCTTCACGGCGACGGCAGCGGCCCGCACCAGCGGCGCCGAGACCTACGCGCTCAACAACAACGATACCCTGCTCGTCGCCATCGACGGTGGCAGCGTTCAGACCATCACCTTCCTGACCGGCGAGTTCAGCAACATTGCGCTCGCTACGGCACTGGAGGTGGCGGCGGTCATCAACGCCAAGTCGGTCGGTTTGAGCGCCACCGTCGCGGGCGGCATGGTCACCATCACGAGTGACCGTCGCGGCTCCGGTTCCGGCGTGAACGTCTCCGGCGGCACCGGCAACGCGGCCCTGGGCTTCACGACCGGCCTCATCAGCGGCACCGGCAACGTGTCGAACATCGACGCAGTGACCGCCGCCGAAGTGAAGACGGTGGTCGAGGCGGCGGTGGCTGGCGTCACGGTCTCCTCCGTGGCCGGTGCGATCCAGATTGTGACCGACACGGTGGGTTCGACCGGAGATGTCCAGGTCGATGCCGCGAGCACGGCCGACACCATCATGGGTCTCGACAACGCGGTTCACGCGGGTACCGATTCCGGCGCGGCCACGGCCCTGACCATCGAGGGCAAGTACGACGGCGCCTACGCCAACGGGCTTCAAGCGGTCATCTCCAACGCCACCAATGGGATCGCCGAGCAATTCAACCTCACGATCGTGGAAAGCGGCGTGACGTTGGACGTCTTCCCGAACCTCGTCAACGACAATGCGTCACTGAACGACGTGAGCGCCGTAGTGAACAACGTGTCGGGCGGCTCCAACTGGGTCGCCGCAGTGTTCGTCCTGTCGGGTCGTCCGACCAACGGCACCTATGCGCTCCTGGCTGGTGACGACGGGCTCACCGGTCTCGCCAACACCGACTACATCGGCTCCTCGGCGGGCGGCACTGGGTTCTTTGGGTTTGATGGGGTCAACGACATCCGGGTTCTCGTTGCCCCGGACCGCACCGACTCGGCCGTCCAGGCCGCGTTGTTTGATTACGCCAGCATCACGCGCGAGAAGTCGATGTTCTCGATTCCGAGTATCCCGCTGGGCCTTACCACCAACGGCGCAATCACCTACGTCAAGACCACGGCGGCGCTCAAGAACCGGGGCGAGGTCGGGGCTGTGTATTGGCCCAACCCCCTTATCCCGAACCCGAACAAGGTTGCGTACGGCAGCACCGAAAACATCACGATCCAGGTGTCGGCGCTCATGGCTGGGCTCTACGCCCGTACGGACGGCTCCCGGATCGGCGGTATCTACGACGAACCGGCGGGCACCGAGCGTGGGCTCCTGCGCGGCATCGTGGGGCTGGAGTCCTCCGAGACCCAGCAACGCGGCAAGCGCAACCTGCTGTACCCAGAGAACATCAACCCACTGTGGAAGCCCAACGGCACGCCGATCATCGTGGACGGCTCGCGCATCCTCGATCGCACACAGAACTTCCCCAGCGTTTCCCAGCGTCGCGGAGTGATCTTCATGGAGCAGTCCATCGAGGATGGATTGCTGGCATTCGTTCACCGGGCGAACAACGACGAGACCCGCGAGGAGATCACGAACACCATTCGGGCCTTCCTCTTGGTGCAGTTCCGGGCCGGGGCGTTCCGTGGCGACACTCCAGGGTCGTCCTACTTTGTGGACGCGTCCGAGGAGATCAACCCGCCGACCGAGGTGAGCCTGGGGCGCCTGAACGTGCGTGTCGGTCTCGCCACTAACCGTCCGGCCGAATTCATCATCTTGAAGTTCTCGCAGGACCTTCGCGATCTCCAGGCCGAATTGGCGGCCAGCGCGTAACGTTGAGTTTGTGCCCGGTCGTCGGGCGGAGGTAAATCATGGCCGACCTTATTGGTGTCCCCATTGTCCCGAAGCAGCAAATGCGCTTCACGGTTTCGATCCCTGGGGTCCAGGGAGCGAAGTTCCGCGACATGTCGGAACTGTCCGCCGATGTCGCAGAGTCCCAGATTTTCCACGGCGGGAGCCCGATCCCGTTCAAGGCTCCGGCGCGGGTCACCATGTCCGACGTCACCCTCTCGCGTGGCGCGATCAACAACGGCTCGCTGTTCCGTTGGTACGCCGACACCGTCGCGGGCATCATCACGGGCGCTGCCCCCGAGGCATTCAAGCGCCCGATCAACATCTTTGAGCGCAGTCGGTCCGGCAAGGTCGTGAACGTGTGGAACTTGATCGGGTGCTGGGTCAAGAAGTACGTGGCGGGCGAGTGGAACAACGAGAGCGATGACTTCGTGATCGAGCAAGTCACCCTCGCGTACGACTACTTCGTCCCCGTCCGCCTGGAAGGCGCGCCCACCCCGGAAGCGTTCGGGGTCATCGCCGCCAACCTGGGCTAGTAGTCAATTTCGCGGCGTAAGCCGCCCGTTATGTTGCGTTGGGAGAAACCATGTTGCTGATCGAATGCCCCTCTGGGCTCAAGGGGGAGATGCGCGGTCTCACCGTGGCCGAGGAGGACCTGATCCTCCAGTTCAGTTCTGGCGGAAAAGCCAAGACCGACGAAGCCTTCAAGAAGCTTCTCTCCCGATGCTGGGTCCGCACGGTCGACGTCGGGCCGTATTCCAACATGACGCCCGAGCAGCCGCTGGACGTGGACGAGATTCTCGTCTGCGACACCTTCTACATGATGCTCCAGCTTCGCGTTCTCTCCTATGGGAACGAGTTGGACGTGCGCAGCCAGTGCCCGAACGGGCACGGATGGGAAGCCACGATCGACCTGGCTGGGATCAAGGTGTACGACTTGCCCCAGGACTCGCGTGACCGACTGGCGAAGGGGATTCCGTTCGAAACCACCCTGCCCGTCACCGGGCGCACCGTGAAGTACAAGCTGCTGTTCTACGGCGACGAAGTGGCGGCCATCAAGAACCTGAAGAGCGGCAGGGACGATGTTTCCACGGAGACCCTGCGGCTCCGGATCGTGGAGATTTCCGGCTTCGACCCACAGACGCATGTCGACACCGAGACCGGGTTGGACATCCGGAACTTCATCCGATCCCTGCCGGTGGCTGATTCATCCGCCATTCGTGACGCCATGGACGACGTTGACGGCGGCGTGGAGACTGAGTACGAGGCCATCTGTGACCAGTGCGACGCCCTGTCGATGGTGTCAATCGAGCAAGCCGTAAATTTTTTCGGTGCGAGGAAGGGACGAAAGAAGCGTGGCTCTCGACCGTCGCGTACATGATTTCGCGCCCTCCCTACGCCACCTCCTTCAATATTGACTACGAGCAACTCATGCGACTTCCGGTGTCCCGCCGGAACGAACTGCTGGATATACTGAAACAGGTGCGCGGGAAAGAGGCTGCCGCCTGGAAGAAGAAGTAGGACATGCCCAAAGGACTGACACTTCCGGTTGTCGTTGTCTTTAGGCGTATTGGCGGCTCCGTTCTTCGTCAGTTTGGTCGCGACGTCAAAGCCTCGACGGACCACGTTGACAAGTTCGCCAAGGGCATGGGGGTCAGTTCCGGGGTCGTGACCGGCGCGATGCAGGCGATCGCGGTCACGACGGCGGCAGCGGGCGCGGCCCTGGTCACGGCGGGCGCCAAGGCTGGTGTGT